TGCAGGCAGCCTTTGAAAATGGGCAAATTTTAGTCTTGAACGACCAAATACTGGTCGGGGAATTATTGAGTTTTGAGAGCAAGCGCAATGCATCAGGCGGGTTCAGTTATTCAGCGCCGGCTGGGATGCATGACGACACGGTGATGAGCCTGGCTTTCGCATGGGACGGAGCGACCAGCGGAAGCGTAATTTTGTGGATGGACTGACGGAGGCCGGATGGCAAAAGCATACAAGGCAATAACAAACGTTCCAGGATGGGTTGAAATGCTTGCCAGCGATGGCGTGCCTGATTCCATAGCCACGTTATACAAACGCGTGCCGATTCTGTATCGTGCCGTCCAGCTGCGCTGTGACGCGCTATCGAGCATGCCGATCAAGATCTACAAGGGCGAAGAAAATGTTGTTGACTGGCCTTATCCGACCAGGTTAGGCGAATTGATCTGGAAGTGGGAGGCAAGCTGCTTGCTTTCCGGCGCGGCGTTTGGCGAGATCGTCAAGAACAAGTCCGGCTTTCGCAAGGACGTGAAGTACCGCAATCCGTACGACATCACTACGCAGTATTTCAAGACCGGCGAACTGAAATTCAAGCAGAACAGCAGCGGGGCAACCTGGACGAACAACTTACAAGCCGGCACGTACGAAATGTTTTACATCCATGAATACGACCCGGTTCAAGATATCTTGCCGGGTGTGGGTGCTGCGATTGCCTCGACGGTTGACTCGAAACTGCTTTATGCGATCTCGAAGTTTCCGGAAACCTATTTTGAAGGCGGGGCAATGCCGGTCACGCTATTGGGCGTTGAATCAACGGACCGCAACGATATCGAGCGAATGGAGAACTGGTTCAGGCGATCTGCAACGTCAATCAAGAATGCGTTCCGGGTGTTGGGCGTGAAAGCGGATTCTATCCAGACGACAACGCTGACACCGCCATTGAAGGACATGGTTTTCTCGGATCTGAACGACATGGCAAAAGACAATATTGCGTTGGCATTCGGCATCAAGCAGACCATGCTTGACAGTGAAGCGGCAAACTACGCAACCGCACAGGAAGACCGGCTCTCGTTCTACGAAGACACGATCAGGCCGCGTGCCCGGCTGTTTGAAGACGCGCTGAACACGCAGTTGCTGGCAAAAGACGGCTTGCGTCTGAAATTCGCGTTTGAAGCAATGGACATCTTCCAGAAAGACGAAAACGACCGGGCGGACTTGTTGAGCAAGTTCACGCAGTCCGGGCTGCCGATTGAACTTGCCCTGCAGCTGGCAGGCTATGAGCTGACAGACGATCAGGTTGCGCTGATGAATGCGCGGCAAGAGCAGGCAAGCAATGAGCCGGTTGACGAGCAGAAAGCGGAGCTGCGCAAGTGGCAGCGAATGGCAGAGAAACGCGTCAAGGAAGGCAAGGAACTGCGCAATTTCGAGAGTGCGATTATCGAGCCAAGCCTGCATGAAGCGATTGCAGGCGCATTGGAAACCGTCAAGACCGCTGATGACGTGAGACAAGTGTTTGATTCCGTTATCGCATGGAGTAACTATCCGTGAGCATTGACCGGGACGCGATCGAGCGCAAGCTTTCAAGGGTGTTATCAAGCGGCTTTCGCAATGAGCTTGACCGTTTGATGGAATATTTGGGTGATCCGCCTGACTTGCGCAACGTGCCGCCATCGTACTGGAGTAACGGGTGGAAGGACATCCAGCGGCAGGTTGAGCCTATTTTAGTCGACACGTTCGTTGAAAGCGCTATGGCATTGCCTGGAATTGGCATTGCGGTGGAATGGGACTTAATCAACTCAGAAGCGTCAAATTGGGCGCGTACGAATTTAGAGAGCCTTTTACAGAAGATATTCAATCGCAATTATGAGCATTTGAACGAACTGATCCCTCGCTATTTTGAGGATAACTGGACCGTGAGAGACCTTGCCCGCGAGCTGGAACGATACTACTCGCCGGTCAGGGCAGAGATGATAGCAGTCACAGAAACGACCCGCTCCGTGGTGCAGGGGGAGCGGGCGGCAGTCTGGCAGATGCAAAAAGAAAGCGGCTTGCGAATGGTCCCGATTTGGCTGACAGCGCGGGATGACCGCGTTTGCGAAATATGCGGTCCGAAGCACAAGCAGCCGATCGTTGGATCTGATTTTCCGCCTGCACATCCGCGCTGCCGTTGTGGCGTGGCATATGAATACCCGAAGGAAGGGCGCTAATGGCTGGCATCACTATTCGGGTTGAAGGCGCTGAAAAGCTGATTGCCGGATTGACGAGGCTTGAGCAATTGACACGCGTCAAGGCTGAAATCGAGAATGCCGGGCGCTTTATGCAGGGCAAGCTGCGCGAATACCCGGTCAAGTCGCCGATGCCAAACCCGCTTATTCGCTCAAACGACAGGGTAAGACGCGGGTTCTTCTACCACCTGAAACACGGAAACATCAGTGTGCCGTATCGGCGCACAACCAACCTGGCTGACAAATGGACGGTTGCTACCAGGCGGGGTGGATGGGAAGCAGTGGTTGGCAACAACACAGACTATGCGCGGCTGGTGCAGGGTCCGAAACAGACCTTCCAGCACCGGGCAAGCGGGTGGTTGACGGTATCGCAGGCAATATCGGTTTATTCGCCGAGAGTGGAATTTATGATCCGCTCGGCATTAGAGAAAGAGGTAGCAGATGTCGGATAAGCTATGTCTGAAAATCGCGTCCAACGATGACGTGGAACGGGAAGCAATCGAAACGAAACGCCTGAAAGCAGACGTGGAATACAGCCTGGTCGAGTGGCGCGTTTTGGGCGTTCCGTTTGGCGGTCCGATAAAAGGGCGCGACATGGACGGTGAGGCGTTTCACGAAGACACCGATATCGTGCTCAAGGTGGGCGACAAACGACCGGTGACTTATTATCACGGCTTTGGCCCTGACGACCCGGCTGAAAAGCAAACACCGCCTGCGATTATCGGGGAGGCGATCTACACCGGCAAGGATGCACGCGGGCACTGGTTCGACCTGGCGCTTGACACCGAAGAAGAGCTGGCGCTGCGCTTGATGGCGGCTGGCTCGGATGGAGTGAAAGCGTCGAGCGGGGCGGTATCTCACCTGGTGAGGAAAAGCGCGGGCGGACTGATTGACGTGTGGCCGGTTGGTGAACTGGCATTGTTTGACACGAACGAATGGCGAAAACCGGCGAACGAGTTTGCCGTGTTAGAGGCGAAAGAAGCGAAAGCCGAAACAATCGCGGAGGCTATCCCGGAGGCTGAAGAATCAGCGGTGGAAGCGGTCGAGGAATCGGTTGAAGCTGAAGCAAAATCAATTTCAATTTCAACAATTCCTGAGGAGGAAAACATCATGGACGAACCAATCGTCGAAAAAGAAGAAGAAGAGTCAAAAGTCGATGTTGAGGCTTTGAAGAAGTCAATCATTGACGAGTTGAAAGCCGAAAAAGGCGAAGACAAAGGCTCATTCACCGTCATTCCCAGTCTTGGTGAAAAAGACGAGATGAAGGGCTTTATGCACTACATCCGCACCGGGCAGGAAAACAGCACCATGCGGGCGTTGAAAGCGTCCAACGCCACCGACATGAACATCGGTACTGCCGAAGACGGACAGTATCTCGTCCCAACCGGTCACTATCAGAACGTGATCGCCCGGCGCGATGAAGCCGCTCTGTGGAGCAAACTGGGTGTGACCCAAATCCCCGGTATCGGAACGACCGTGAACGTGCCTTACGACAATGAGGCAGACGGCGAGTTTGTGGTGACAACAGAGACGCAAGAGTTTGACGATGATGCACCGGCAACCGGGCGCAAACAGATGACTCTGGCGAAATACTCGAAGATCATCCGCATTTCTCATGAACTGCTCCGTGACGAAGACAGCCGTTTGGAATCCTTCCTGGCTGACTGGGTAGGACGCGGCATGGCAAAAACCCACAACGACCTGCTGATTACTGAGGTCGAGACCAACGGTACCGCACTGAAGACCTTTGCTTCTGCCACCGCAGTTGCATTGGGCGAGATGGAAGACATGGTATTCCAGTCTGACATGGTGAGTTACCTGGACGGTGGATCTGCTGCCTGGGTTATGAGCGGTCCTTCCTACGCCAAGATCGCTTCAATCAAAGGTGACGCGCTCACTTACGCACAAACTCCGCAGGGCAAATTCCGCGAGAGCATCCTCGGCTTCCCGGTGCACTTCACCAACAAAGCCGACACCATCGGATCTGGCAAAAAGAGCCTGTTCTTCGGCGACTGGAGTCAGGTTGGTATCCGCACCGGCAACGGCTTGCAGCTGATCCGCGACCCCTACACCCGTGCCCGCTACGGACAGATTGAACTGGTTTATCTGTTCGACGTGGTTTACGGCGTGCTGAACGCAGAGGCTATCGGTTACGGTACTCATCCGACCGCCTAACAAATGACTCAACGTTGATGGAGCGTATATGAGCGAAAAGAAGCTGCTTATCTTCATGCCAACCTACGAGGTGGACGGGGTGATACAGGCGTTCCCGGAAGCAGTTGAATCCTTTTACGGGCTTGAAGTACCGGAAGGATGGCAGGCTGACTGGGTGATCGGGTTGGATAACCCTTACGGTCGTGAAGGTCGGCATAAGAATACGCTCCATCAATACCAACAAATTCAACGGCGCGTCCTGGACGAAGGCTATGACGCGCTGATTACTTTTGAGCACGACATGATAGTGCCAGCAAACGGACTAATCAAGCTGCTCGAAGTCGACGCTCCGATTGTATACGGCTTGTATATGCTGCGCCACGGTGCTTACTGCGTAAACGCGTTTTTGTACATTGAGAGCCAACCCAGCATGAGCAAGTCTTTCACATATCTGCCGAAACTCTACGCAAAAGCAGAGCGAGACGGCATGGCGCGTGTGACGGGTGTTGGCATGGGCTTTACGTTATTCAGGCGCAGTGTGCTGGAGTTGTTCAACTTCCGGGCAACGGACAAAAGTTATCCGCCTGACTGGGGAATCGCCTATGACGCGGCAAAGTACGGATTGAAGCAGATTTGCCGGTTTGACGTGAAATGCGGGCATATCGACACGGATGGCAGGGTTGTTTATCCGAGATTGGCAGGTTACGAGAATATGACAGAAGTCAAGATACTACAGCGGTTTTTCTACAAGCAATTGTACACGCCTGGGATGATCGGGAAG